GTATCTACCATCCTCTGCACTGAATCATAATTCTGTATCCCTTGTTCTACCATCCATGCAGTAGCTCTCATAGGGTCATCTGCCCACAAAGCCTCTGCTTGCTGTGCCATGCTTGGCTGTGGAGCCTGTTGAAATTGCTGAGCATGATAGTAGTTCTGCTGTTGCGGAGCCATCCCCATCTGCTGAGGATAATTCTGCTGTGGAGCTACACGATTCTGATTCTGCATCTCGGTAATTATATTCGTGAGATTTGAAACCTGCTCCCTTAACACCTTACTCTTCTCCCTTTCTTCCTGCAAAGCAGGTAAAGGGACTTGCTGTTGGTCATTTTTTGGTTGCCCAGCTTGCTGACCCGGGGTTTGCTGGGAAGTTGGTTCTGGTGCTTGTTCAGTTATAGGGGCTGCCGTTCCCTGTGGTGCTGCCGCAGCTTGGGTTTTCTCTACCATTGTGTTACCCTCCATTTCAGTGGTGTTACGGACACCCTGTAAACCGTCACGGCTTTATGCCGTCTCCCGGTCAATTACATCTTGCGGGAGATTTTTGAGCTTAGTTAACTCTTGTATCCTTACCTGACATAACTCTAGTTCATCCTTAGAGACAGTCAGTAAATTCTGATGTTCACAGTCTATACGATAATCAAGCTCTTCCACTATTCTCTTCCAGTGGTCGCTTTCTTTAATCCCTATCGCTGTATCTTCATTCATTTTCTTCATTACTGTCCCTGTGGTCTTGGACCCATGATTTCCTGTTTAACCTGCGTTGGAGTTGCACCCTCAGCAAGTCGCCTTCTAATCTCTGCCTGTTCCTGCGGACTAACCTGACCCGGCTGAACCATTGGCTGTGAGATAGTAAGCTTATTAACATCCTTGAACCCGAACAGTTCTGCTATCCTCTTATTGATTTCCTGCCTGTTCACTGTTGGGTCATTTGCTGTAACCTCTTTATATCTAAGTAGTTGTCCCACCTGTGTCTCCTTATTCATTGTCTCGGATATACCTGTTGGCACAAAGTAGACCTTAGCGTTGATGTCCTCAGGGCTTATCAGCATAGGTGTTTGTATTCCATCATCCCCCACTATGGTTACCCACTCTTCTACGGTCATGAACTGCTTAAGGTTACTAAAGTATATCATAGCCAACGCCTGTATGAAGTCCGTCTCCAATCTGCGGAGCACGGGGCGGAATCGCATACCTGCTGCCCCTTGTAAGAGCTGTATGCCCATAGCTGTCCTATGTTCGGAACCCTGCTCGGGCATCAAGTGTGCGGTCGCCCCAGTTGCTTCCCTGAAATCCTGTTTAGCCAGTTCTTCCTCTTTGTAGCTGGAAGCTGTAACATCAGGTGTATCTATCCACCTTAAGGACTGAACGGTATCCGATACCTTGTGCCACTGTCCCGGCTTAGACACTTGAAGCTTCCTGATGCTGATTAGCGGGTCGTTTCCGTTGTAAGCCCCCTGTTTGTTCAGCACAAGGTCAACATTATCTAACCGCTGGTTTACTATCTTATTTAATCTGTCTGCACTGGATTTGCCCATCTTCCCAATACCAACACCAAACCAGTTGGGTTTAGGGCTCTCAAATAGCTTTAACTTACAAAAGGGTTCTTGCTGGTGATTAAAGGGATTAGGCACACCCCTTATCTTACAAGTCCTGTTTATAACCATTATCCAGTAAGGCACACCCTTATTTTCCATAGTGCGTCCTTCTTCATCAGCAAATTGCTCATTCCAAGGTCCCCAATACTCCAATAGCTCATATGCCTCGCCCGGCTTCATATCATCCTTGGTTTCTTCTGCTGGGAGTGTAGATTGCAATGCTGCCTCTATATCCTTTGTCTCAAAGAACGGATTATCCTTAAGAGCCTTAAGATACTCACTATCCACAAGTCTTTTCCTTATAACAGGTAACCCATCTCCTATATGTAGCTTTGCTGGGTGTGGGAACATCTCAAAGAAGTCTACTGCCTCACAATCAGGTCTATTCTCTATAATAGCTGAATATCGCTTACCATCTGCGTCAGTCTGCCATCCACGCTTTGTCATCCACCCAGAATAGATGTATCCAGTCCCAAATAGGGTTGTTTGTCCTAATGCTGGGATAGATTCACCCTGAACATCAGATATACGGAAATAATGCTGTAATGCACCCTTAATAAGAATACCCTGCTCAGCAGGAGTCTGACCTTCTACATGAACATCAAGAGGAGCTTCGTTAGGGAAAAGGGCAGTAAACAGTCTAGGGCTTATTGTCTGCTCAGCTTCGCACACTACAGGCACATTAACCTGATTCTGCCATGACTGCTCCCTAGTCGGAGGTTTGTTGCACCACAGGTCATATACGGCTTCTGCTGCCTTAAATTCGTCACGCCAATGCTTTTTATATCTCTCATACTCCTCAGCAACAAACTTTGTCTGATTATCTAGCACCTCAATGGCTGTATTAGCCTTTTTCTTCTTGGTAGCTACTTTACTGTGAATCGCCATTATTTATACTCCCCTTTAGTGTGCTTAGGAGGTCTGCCTGTCCTTAAAGCTGTGCCTGTTTTTGATTGAGCTATTTTTGCTGCATCCCGAGGAGTTTTACCTTCCCGAAGAAGTGCTTTATATATTTTGTCAACCTTTGTGCCAATGGGCATAACAGACCTCCTAAAATTTTCCCGGCTCTCGTTCTTGAACAAGGTCGTGGTAACTCTTGCTCTGTCCACCGGATTTATACTGTTCAGTTGGGAACTTGCTATATTCACCTTTATATACAAGCTCGGGTTCATTGTCATCTTCATTATTCATAAAATGTGGGTCAGCGTTCATTATATACTTCAAGCAGTCCATGAAGTGGTCGTTCTTCTTCTTGGCTCTCTGCTTAGGGTCTATGTCATCTCTACCTCGTGCGTATTCATCCCAGATATAGTGGGTAAATTCGTAGTTTGTCTGCGTGCAGTTCCTCATTATGCGTAATCTGGGCATCTCACACCCTGCAACCGTGCTATATTTCGGCATAAGTGCCTGTTTAATCCTATTTCTCCCCAAATCCGTGTCCGTATTAGCCCTAGAAGTGAAGATTCCATACTTCATAAGCTCTTTACGCACATTAAACCCTCCCGCCAACTCGTTATCCTTGTCCATTGCAGGGTCTATAAAGCGGAGTTGTGGTAATCTGCCGGCTTCTTGAGCGTGGATGGCTGACGCTACTTGGTCTATAGTCATGCCATCTAACCATAGTTCATCATATATCCAGTAGTTTTCCTGTGGGTCCACTGCAAGCCAAAGACACGCAGTTGGCGTTCTTGGGTGAGGGTCTATACAAAAGTATCTAGTCCAATGGTCTTTTATCTGGAATGGTTCTATTACATGAATGTTAGGGTTATACTCTTTATATATCAAACCTGAAAGGTGTAAGAATCTACCGTGGATACGAGCTTCCTTCTCTTCGGGAGTAAGAGAACGCTCAAAGTCCTGAATGGCTGCCTCGGATAAATGTGGGTTATCCCTGATGTCTGTTGTGACAACCTTTACATTCGGGTCATTGGCGTTATAGATGTCGTCATATATCCACGGTTGCGTAAGAGGGGTAAGCGTAAGCCAAGCTCTCCCTCGGAAATCTACAAGACCACGAAGGGTAGCTATCCACTTATCACGGGGTATAGGCTCATCTCCCCAGAAGATATGTCCCTTCCAGCCCTCATATTGCTCAGTATCCTGTTCGTAAGTGAGTATGTCAAATACACTTCCGTTCTTTAGCTCCCATTTCACAGGGATACCTATAGGGTTTCTGGTCTTTTTCTTTATTATAGCTGGGTCCAGCCACTCTTCCAAGAATGGGATGATTACGCCACCCGCAGCTTTTTGAAAGTCTTTGCAGGCTATTCTTCCTATGACTGGACCATCAAACCGCATCTCTTCCGGATACCAGTCCGGATACATCCCTGTAATATGAAAGAGAAACTCCATACCTCCGCAAGTCGTTTTACCAGAACGGTTACCACCGAATATAGCTCTTATACCCGTGGTTGCGGTATGGAACTCTTCCTGCTTGGCGTGAGGCTGATAGTAGAGGAGTCTTTTAGACTTCCTCCACGCTATCTCCATGTCTAGGAGCTTGAGGTATCTTTCCTGCTCTACCCTTCCCAGAATTTGGAACTCCTCGTCCGTCAAGTGTATGTTTTGCAATGGCACTGAGACGCTTGAACTCATGCACTATCTCCTCGGGACTATATCCCTTGTATATAGACACATTCTGATTAAATTCTACTGTTGGTGTTGATTTTGATAAGGCGTTCATTATACGAGTGACTTCCCGGACTTCCTTCTCACCCAGCTTACCGCCAGTCTTGAGATGGGTCAGCCTCTCGTTAATCATATATAAAGCTTTCTTTTTACTATCTTTACTGAGAACTCTGGTCTGCTCGGAGGATTTTACGGACTGCTTCTCCAGTTCAGCACGGAACAAAGCGGCTACTGTCCCTACCTTAGCTATGTCCCCTTCATACAAAGCATACATAACACCATGGTCAATTCCACAAGCGTCAGCTACTTCCTTTATAGAAAGTGCACCCTCACCCAAGAGTTCCAATGCTTTATAGTGCTGTGGCTTTAACTCTGCTGCTTTGTTTCCCAACCGGAAGCCCTCCTGTCCTCTAAATGCACACCGCACGATTTACACACCCAGAAGAACGGAGCCAACATGAGTGTGTCTTTAGAACGCTGTGCTTTATAGAAGTCCTCTCCTTTGCATACTGGGCACGCCATAACCCCCCTTATATAAAAAAAGAGACAACTCTGC